CATTATTTAAAGAACCTCGCTTTTTTTGATTCATGTTCTGAGTAAGCAGCATCACAATAATACTGCGTTTTTATTTTATAATCCTTATGGATACTTAATGCAAGCGCATTCCTCGCATTTCTGGCCTTCCGCATCTTCATAAATTCTCCCCGATGGGATGCCTCGTAAAAGATTTCAACAGCTTTTAGCATCTTGTTGAATTGCTTTTCTATACCTTCCCTAGATTCTACTGGTATATCCCGTGCCATTTTAAAACTCTCCTTTTAACTATGAACGTACCCGTCCGTTTCAATCGCAAGCCACATTGAACCCCAAGGGACTACCACCGCGCCATCCATTCCGAATGTAGGCTGAACAGTCCGTCTAAAACCGATAAAGGTTAGCCCGTTATCTTCTTGTTTCCACTTTCTAAGCAGAGAACTACTCTTTCCTTTTTCCTTTTAGTTTTATTTAGTAGGTGAGCAGTTTTATATCTTGCTCAGGATATTACTGGTTTTCTGAATCACGATTTATAATTTTATAGGAGCAACTCTATTAATTATAAATCACCACCCAATTTAGGAGTTACGGTCGGTCGCCACTATAGGCCCTTCAACTCTATAGCACGTATCAAACTCAGAAAACCAAAAACAATTTAGTTTTATTTACATGTAAAACAGACTGCCCATCAATCTGCTTTACAATGCCCACCGCTTTTAAGAGAAACGATGGGAACTGTTTGGTCCAGCGCGGCGCTTTTTTTTCCGGTTGAAGGCTATCGTCTGAATCCACCGCTTTTACTGCTGGTAAAAGGATGCTTGCCTAGTGGGTATTGTCCAATCGTCTGCAAACGATGTTGTTTCTCCGATCTTGTAGGTTATAACTAGGGTTATAAGTTTTTTGATTCTTGCAGCTTATAACACCTGTTATAACAATTGATCATCCAGAAAACGCTAGGCAATAGGATGCCGCCAACTTTATCGTTGGGGACGCGCTATAATCACTTTACATTTTTAAAAAGCATACTGTACAAGGGCCGCTTGTACGTGTCGCGGGCAATAGCATCGCGCGACGATTTAAACTATATATAAAAACACTTTATAAAATGCTCTTATATATGCGCCTTTTTATAGCCAAGGCGCGAAGCTTATAACATCGGTTATATCATCCGAGCTTGGCAATCAAGGCTAAAACCTTGGCGCGTTTTTCAGCGTCCGCGCTTGAAAACCATCGCTTTACCCGCGTTAGATCATCATCTTGTGCGAGGTGTTCGGCGCTTGCCTCTGTTGTCTCTGCTGTCTCTGCTGTCTCTGCTGTCTCTGCTGTCTCTGCTGTAGCTTTGCTAGTCTTTGCGCGTGTTTGGGCTGCTATCAATTGCCCGTCTTTAACAGTTAAGGCATACTTCAAAACGGCCTTAGATTGCCTATTGAGTAAGGTGCGAATGCTTGCAAGCTTGCCAAGTGAAACCATCTCATACCATACCGTTACAATCTGTTCTCTGGCACTGCTATCGGTTCGGGCATCCTCAATAAGCTGTTTTAATAGACTGCAAGCATTGTCACCTATTGCTAGCGCTTGGGTCAATGGGTGCAAGCCTATCAATTCAGCGCTGCACTCAATGGTGACGGTTTCAACGGTTGAATCTTTGATGGCTTGCAAGGTGTTTTGATTGGTGGTGGTCATATTCATTATATTATCATCCTGTTAGTTTGGTTTGGTTTAATTGCGCCCACAGCGGGCCTCACCATATATAATGCATAACCCGTGCCAACTATTAAAAACCTATAAAAAACAATAACTTACAGAATAGTGGAGACAATATGAAGGTAAAACGTGCACAAAAACAGTGCAACAATATGAAGGAATAGTGGATTTTTAGTGGAAAACTAGACGAAAGCCTTTAAAAATGGGGCGATACAGCGCACCAAAACAGAGCAAAAAATGCTCCATGCTGGTGCGTTTTTAAAAGCTGTTCAAAGTGATAAAACAATATTGAAAACCAATGAAGGCCTCCACTTTTTGTTCATTATTGAGGTGGGTTATTGATAGGAATGATAATAGTGGGATGGATTATAAGTTATTGTAATGATTGACAAAGCTTATAAAGGGTAAACAGTGTTATCATTTATAATGATTAAGGTATTAAGACTTTTTAAAGCTGTTAAAAGCTTGTAAATGTTTCACGTGAAACAATGGCGAGGCTTTGACCAGCTTTTAGAAGCTTTTAACAGCTTTTAAAAGTGTGTCAGATTGAGAATATGGGGGTCGACCTTTAAAAGCTTTTAAAAGTGTGCGAATATTCTAATGCTTGCACGTTTTAATTTTAAAACATTTTAAAGCTTTAACATGCTGATGTTTAAACATGTGAATATTAGGATACTTTAATAAGCTTGTACAGCTTGACAAGGGCGGGCAGGAGGCCACCCCACCCCCACCCACACATAATACATGCACGAACATTTTACAGCTTTTTCAAGTTGTAAAAATAAGGGGGAATACGGGGCTGTTTTGGGGGAAAACAAAAAGGGGATGTTGGGGGAAAGCCTTTAAAAGCTGTAGAAAGTTGCGCTCTCTATTTAAAAGCTTTTAAAAGCTTCTACATTCTTTATTATTTCTTTATTATAGTTGCAGTATATCGTTAGAAGCTTTTAAATATGTAATAGAGTATACAGTTAAATTTGTTATTTGTCAAGAGGAATTACAACATTGTTTAATAAAAAAGCATAATTCCGTAGGAATTGCATAAAAGACTTGACAACATCCTAATACAGCCCTATAATAGGGGTCCATGAGTACACACATATCTAAATACTTACCTCGTAATACACAAAAGCAAGGTGAGCGTGAATATACAGAACGTCAGTTAAGTTTCTTAGCAAACCTACTAAAGACGGGAGGTGATCCAAAACAAGCAGCAGAATTAGCGGGTTATTCCGAAGGAAGCTATCCTCAAGTCATTAAAGCACTTAAACAGGAGATGATAGATCTAGCCTCTGATGTACTAGCTCAGTCTGCACCTAAAGCAGCTTTTAAGCTGGTAGAAGTAATGGAAGCGGAACACTCTATTCCACAGTCGAATGTTAAGATACAAGCTGCTCAAACAATTCTAGATAGGATTGGTTTGGGTAAAGCAGAAAGAATTGATGTAAACCATAAGGTAGATGACTCTAATCAAGGGTCTTTATTTATACTACCTGCTAAAACCCCGGTAACTGTAGATGACGCAGAATACGCTGTATCCAAGGACTAGACCAAAAGGACGAGGCATTGTACCTTTTGGATATACTCTCAACAAAGAAACAAACATGTTGGAGGCTATACCCGGATACTTAGAAGTCCTAGAAGAAACCATTGATGGTCTTTTAGATGAAAGTATCCCTTCATTACGCGAAGGGTTAGTACACATTAAGAGTAAGCTGGGAGAAGATGTAAAGATCTCTCACCAGACTCTTAGTAACTACATGGAAAAGGCTGGTAAAGCCCCTAGACAATACAACTACCACTCTGAAGTAAAAGCTAAGATGAGTGCGAAGAAGTCAGTCAAGCAGAACAAAGATACAGTAGAATCTTTAGAAAAAAGATTACAGACAGCTAGAACAAAACTAAAAAAGAAGCAAACAACTTTTAAAAAGCTGGACGAACCTGAAGACGCTGTAACAAACGAAGGTAAGATTGTTGACTTAGAGAGTATGCCTAAGTCGGTTAGAAAAGAAGCAGAGCAAAAGAATGTTATCTTTGCTCCAAATGAAGGGCCTCAGACAGAGTTCCTCGCAGCAGCCGAGACAGACGTTCTGTACGGCGGAGCAGCAGGGGGTGGTAAGAGCTATGCAATGCTCGTAGATCCTCTCAGATACGCTCACAGAGCCGCACACAGGGCCTTAATCATTAGACGCTCAATGCCAGAGCTACGAGAGCTAATAGACAAGAGCCGAGAGTTATATCCCAAGGCTTTTCCCGGTTGTAAATACCGTGAAGTAGAAAAGCTTTGGAACTTCCCCAGCGGAGCTAAGATAGAGTTTGGCTTCCTTGAACGTGATGCAGATGTATATCGCTATCAGGGACAAGCCTATAGTTGGATAGGTTTTGATGAAATTACTCACTTACCCACAGAATTCTCTTGGAACTACCTAGCTTCAAGATTACGTACTACTGATTCAGAAATTGTTCCTTACATGCGTTGCACTGCTAACCCCGGTGGCGTGGGCGCTCACTGGGTAAAGAATAGATATATATTACCATCAGAACCTGATACAAGCTTTGTAGGCAAAGATGGCCTTACAAGAAAGTTTATACCGGCTCGTTTAGAAGATAATCCTTTCCTAGCAATGGATGGTCGTTATGAAAAGATGCTTAAAGCCTTACCTCCTACACAACGTAAGCAATTACTAGAAGGTAACTGGGATGTTAATGAGGGCGCAGCCTTTACTGAATTTAGTTTAGAAAACCATGTAATACCGCCATTTCAAATCCCGATTTACTGGGATAGAGTTAAAGGAATAGATTATGGCTACGCTAGTGAGTCAGCTTGTATATGGGCTGCTATAGACCCAAGTGATGGCACCCTCATTGTTTATAGAGAATTATACCGTAAAGGCTTGACAGGACAGGATTTAGGCACTATAATAACAGAGATGGAAGTAGAAGACCCCTTCTCAGTTCAAGGTGTACTAGATACAGCAGCATGGTCCCGTACTGGGACTACAGGCCCTACAGTCGGTGAAACATTGGTAAGACAGGGCCATAAACTGCGAAGAGCAGATAAAAACAGAATACAGGGTAAAATTCAAATCCACGAATACTTGAGGCTTCAGCCAAGCGGACGACCAAGATTACAGATTTTCAGTAGCTGTCCTAGCCTGATACGCGAGCTTCAAAGTATTCCTCTGGATAAGACTAATCCTGAAGATGTCAATACTCATGCGCCTGACCACGCCTATGATGCCTTACGGTATCTTATTATGTCAAGGCCAAGAGTAAATGACCCACTAGCACAAATGCGGCACTTACGTATGGAACAAGCATACACACCCGCAGATGCAGACTTTGGATATTAATATATGAAAAAAAGACAGAAGTATTCTAATGGTGGCGGGATTACAAAGTTTTCAGATGTTTTTAAGTTAGACGGCAATAGCCAGCAAGGAATAAGATCTACAATAACTACGCCATCTTCAAAAAGTTTAAGCGCTTCGGCAAATCAACAAGATGGTAAAAATGTATCTACAACCTTAAACTTAAAGCTTCCTAAAACAACGGCAAGCGTCACTAGAAATAAAGGTGGCAGTACTTCAGGAAGTGTATCTAAAAGTTTTGGTAAAAATTCTTCTATTAGCGCAAGCGTTAACAGACCTAAAGGTGGCGGTAGTAGTACTTATTATGGTATTACTTATTCTAAACGATTTTAAAATAAGAACTTGAATATGTCAGATGAAAATAGCTTAACAGCTAACGGTCTATATTTTGAACAAGTAGAAGACGAGCAAGGTATGCAATTGACTTTAGAAGAGTCTTTGCGTAATAACTTTGTTGGTCTTCTTATGGATCGTTACGAACAGGCTGAAAGCTCTAGAGACATTGATGAACAGCGTTGGCTAGAAGCCTACCATAACTATCGTGGTTTATATGGTAAAAGTGTACGCTTTAGGGAATCTGAAAAGTCTAGAGTCTTTGTAAAAGTAACTAAGACTAAAGTTCTTGCAGCCTTTGGTCAGCTTGTAGATGTTATATTCGGAGCTAACAAGTTCCCTATTGGCATCTCAGAGACTAAAATACCAGAAGGTATTAGCGAGTATGCTCATTTAGATCCTCAAAACCCTCTTCCCGGTATTGAAACTTCAGCAGAAGAAAATCCTAAAGATAAAGAAGAGAAAAAAGATAACCCGTTTGATGTGGGCTTTGCTGGTGATGGTAAAGTACTAAGGCCCGGAGCTACTTATGGGTCTGGTAAGTTTGATGAAACTTCTATTGAGACACAAGGAGCCGATAAACTCGTAGATGGGCCTAGTCCTAACCCACAAGCCATTCAAGTTAGTCCAGCAAGAGAAGCTGCAAGACGTTTAGAGAAGCTTATACATGATCAAATTGAAGAATCTAATGGCGCTAGTGAAATACGCAACGCTCTTTTTGAGTCTGCTCTATTTGGAACAGGCATCGTAAAAGGCCCATTTAACTTTAATAAGACATT